TTAACCAAAACACTTTGTCATTTTGGCCATTTGTCTATAAATAACAGCTCCCATGGAATTGTGCGAAGCATATTCTAGAAATTCTTTATGCAGCTCATCGTCTACAACAAATAACTTATAAACTGTTTGGAATGCTGGAAACTGAGAGCAGTTTTCAAAGTAAACTTCATTATCTATAATATATTGTCTAAGTGTAGTTCGCTTATTCTTTGGAATAGTCAAAGTCTTCTTTAATGTAAGATTCATAACAACAATATCATGAATCTTGCGTTTCTCTTGCGGTTCAAACATTGGATTGCTGTGGTAGCTGACAATCGTTTTCCTGTCCGTTGTTTCAGGAAATAAATTATACCCCACTTTTTCATATAATTCGGCGAGGGTTGAACTCGGAGACAAAGAAATGCAGGATGGTTGAGCGAATTGTGTATTTATCTGAAAGATGAGGTTTCTTTCTTCGGATTCATAATACGCAAACTCGTTATACAGTGCCATTTTTTTATTTAGTTGGTTTTTAATTCATAAAATACTTATCAATTTTTTTATAAAGCATTTTTATAGTTTGTATTTTTGCAACGTTATTCACAATCATGCAAATTTTATAGAATATTATTTTGATTTATCTTTCTCAGTCTGGGCGGAAATTTCGAATAAAAAGGGGTCAAAAGTGTTTCCAAAATCCAAAAAAGGACAAAAAAAATGTCCAATTTTCAAAAGTGCCGAGGTTTTATGAAAAAGGGGTATAAATTTCTCCCTTGTTAGCATTATGGTTTGGAACACCAAAAAAATCATCCAAAATTTGTTACGCTAATTTTTAAGTATTTTAGGCGAAAAAAACTTAAGCTTAATTTCTATTGCTATAATAAGCAATGATTGTCAATGATTTTAAGCCATTTTTAAGCTCCGAATATTACTGCAAATGTTGTGACTATAGCACTAGCAAGAAAAGCAATTTTGATAATCACAATTTGTCAGCAAAACATAAAAAATCAACGATTGTCAATTTTAGCAATGGTGAAATAAGCAAAATAAGTTCCAAGTATGCGTGCAAAAATTGTAACAAAGTTTATAAAGACAACTCTGGTTTGTGGCGTCATAGCAAAAAATGCATTAAAAAGGACGAATGCGACTCGGAACAATATGAAATGGAAGAAGAAAAAGGAAATTCAGACTTTAAAATTCTGGCAGAATTATTCAAACAGCAAATGAATGAAAACAAAGAATTGAAGGAGATGCTTCTTGAACAAAATAAGCAAATTATAGAGCTTTCAAAGGAGAAAAATACCATTATTAATAATAACACTACTAATAATAATCAGTTCAATTTGCAGTTCTTTTTGAATGAGCAATGCAAAGATGCGCTCAACCTTGGAGACTTTGTTGAGCAAATAACACTGCAACTAAGCGATTTGGACATGATTGGTCGCGTTGGATACGTGGAAGGAATGAGCAAGATCTTTTTACGGAACTTGAAGGCTCTTGATGTTTTCAAACGACCCATTCATTGCAGCGATTTGAAGAGAGAAACTTTATATATAAAAGACAAGGACTCGTGGGAAAAAGAAAATGGAGAAAATATTAAAATAACCCGAGCCATAAAAGAGGTTGAACATAAAAATATTAAACAAATCCCCATGTGGAGGGAAGAAAACCCAACAGCAGAAGATACAGAGACAAAGAAACATATGGAATATCAGAATATCTTATTGGAAGCCATGGGTGGCTCTACAATGGAAGACGATGCCAAGAAGCGCGAAAAAATTATTCGCAATATTGCCAAAGAAGTTGTTATTGAGAAAAAACCGGAGAAATAAAATAACGTTACGTCAACTGCAACCGAATTTTCTTCTTAAATTTTTCTTCGTCATGAAAGACATACAACTTATATTCACGCAAATCGTAATTTTCAATATTTTCCCTAAATGTAACACGAGATGCCATTTTTAATTCAGGCAAATAAACAACATATTGAAAAAGTCCATCATTGCGAACAATCTTATCAAATACATAACCTGTATAATTTTTCTCCATGATTTCCGGAGAAGTTGTGCACATATGCAATAAATTGCAATCGTGTTGAACTTTCCTAATAGATCGCATAGTAATGTTAATATATTCTAAATCTGCAATCCATTTTTTATAGAATGCGATAGCATTTTCGGACAATTTAATAATGCCAGTATTCTCTTGGAATTGAATAATATTTAATAAATCTACCAGACGGCGAATTGGTGAAGTTATATGAACATACGCATCCATTTCAAGCAAATTGTGAGCGATTGTTTGCCCTTCTTCCAAACAGCTAACGTCAATATATTGACCTGCTGCGCTATTCCATATCTTGATAAACTTTCCGACCTCTTCAGGAAGTGATTCTGGAACGGCTACTTCTTTTCGCATAATTGTATAACGAAAAATTCCGTTTTTATGAGAAATAAGATTTTTAGCAGTATTATAGTTCATTAGTATCATTAAATAGCAAACCATCTCGTGACTGTTGCGAACATTGTTGATATACTTGTAGTTTTTAGTTAAGGTCTTAGTAGTTTCAAGAATTGCATTGTAATTATCATTTTCTAGAAGAGCGTGTTCTTCGTAACAATAATTCTTTGTAACTCTAATCATGCAGTTTGAATATTTAATGTCAGTTATCAGGTCACCGTCAATAATTATATCCATTACAAACGCCAATCTAGTGTGTTTTTCTTGCAAACTACACAGGCAATCAGATAGAATGGTTGGCAACATAGGTCGCTTTCTATCCGGTAAATAAATTGTTGAAATGCGACGAGAAAAAGAGTCCCAAAGATTAAGAACGTCCATCCAGATTGTTACATTGGATATGTATATGCTTAACTGCTGCATACCATTTTCCAAAGTGCGAACGCTGAATGCATCGTCAAAATCCTGACTGTTTGGTGGATCAATAGTTATAATATTCCATTCGGAGTTATTTGTTCTATCAATAATGTCCGGGTATTTTACGCGAATATTTTCAATAAAGGCATCGTGAGCGTGACTCTTAAGCGCTTTGGATGCGTCCTTTGTGAAATTCTGAATAGACGCGTTCAAGCTCTTGCAGTATAGTTGATATTCATAGAAATTGTCAAGCACCTCAACGGGACCGATTAATTGGGAAATCACTCCACGTGGGTGCTTGTCTTTCCATTCAGAAAAATTAACAGTAACATACTGATTAACAAAAACCTTTGAAAATCCTACATTTTTCATTTCATATGAGATAAGAAACGTAGGCAGTCTTCTATCGTCTGGAATGCATTTGTATAAAAGTTTGCCATTTTCACCGCGACCATATGTTTTGTTGCCCTTTAAAATAAGGACACCTGGTATATTATTAGAAGTTCTAACACCAGAGTGTAAAATTTTAAATTCAGGTTCAATCGTAAATATATCATTTGTAAACAACTTTTTCTCCGCTGGATTTATTTCTTTAAGTTCAATTTCCTTAAACTCTACTACAGTTAAAAAGGTCCATGATGTATATGCTCGGTCATTAACGTGCACCTTGTATATGTGCGCCATGATATAGCGTGTTATTATATAATATGCGGCGATAGCTTTAACCCATTGTTGAATAATATTGTTAGACCAATAAAAAATTTTTATGTTAAATGCGGATGTATCTTGTTGAGGCTATTGATTAAGAGTAGGTTGAGGCCAGCTTTGTTCCATAATAAATACTTACAATAATTCTCTTTTCTTTTTTATCCAAATATATTTGAGACTTGTCAATAAATTTATTTTCATTATTGCCTTGGTGAAATCTTCTATATTTTCCTTGGAATGCCTTTACAAACTCCGTAATGTAAACGTTATAAGTTGTCGCAGTTTCATTTGGTTCAACGGTTTGGTCCTCACCACCTGCATCTTTAATTCGGTTAAGCTCATTCACCAAACTTGGATTATAAATAGCAATAATATTGTGAATAGATTCATTATTCCATTTATTTGAATTTGCAATTCTTACAATTGTACCATATTGCTGAGGAGTTACAACAAATACAAATGGAACAGTTTGCGGGTTGTGGGGGTCATCTGCAACGCGATAAGGAATAATAGCATTTTCCTCAAGTCCAACAACGTGCATTGAAGAAATTAGACTGGGTTTTGCCTTTTTAACAACTCCATTTTTCTTCTTAAAAGTAGAAGTCTGAAAAGAATTTAAACCAAATGGGTTATTGTAGACTTCTTCGTAACATTCTATTGCGGCAATAGATGTTCTATGCGGACCCGTCTTGTGAATTATTTCTCCATCATTATTCAAAATTATGTTGCGCCAATATCCGGACATTCTACCAGGTTTTGCTTGGATTTCTGTATTATAGTCAACTCTATCATTTGGTTTATAAAGTTCATGAGTTGCTCCAATGCGAATTTTGTATTGATTTGGAATAAGAACCGCACGTCGGTAAAATCCTTTCACTGCAAGAACAACGTGCGAATCTAGTTGAGCCACAAATAATTTTTCTTCATCCTCGGAGGATAATCTATCCTCTGAGTTATGTTCAATAAATTTAATTTTGTGTTTTTTACAAGCTGTTTCCACATAATCCTTGTTTTTGTTATTTGTTCTAACAGTACTAACGCGATAGTCTGAACCATAATTTTGAACAATGTCTTCAGTTACCCATTTTTCAGCAGAAGCCAGGTTTGTCATGGGATACCATGGTTGAATAATTCCCAAATCTAGAAAATCCTTGTGTCCAATATAAGAAGCAGGGATTGTCATTTTATAATGAGCGTGCAAATCACCCCATTGGTCTAGTTGATACAACTCTTTTATTAAGGTTGCGCTAGCAAATATAAACCTAATATTGTTCTCCTTGATGTAATTTATATTCAACAAACCTGCATCGCTTAGAACGTTATGCAATCGCAAAAACTCTTTAGTAGCTGTATCAAACTCATCAATTTGAACCAATGAATTTTTCAAATTTTTCAAAGGGGCGTTTTTTAATTGGCCGTGATGATATATGTTATTTTTTAAGAAACTTGGCGATTTGTCTTTCATGTCAGTTTCCCAAGCAATACAACTCATTCCAGTTAAAATAAACGAATTCTTTCTATCTAGAATAAAATTGTCATCAGGATGTGTCAACGCTAGTTTTGCAATTTCAATCATAAGACCATCCATACCTACTTTTGTTTTTTTAGAAATGCTTACTGCATAAACTCCTTTCACTAACAATGCAATAATTTTTTCGGCATCTGTTTTCTGATTTTCATAAATATATTCAGAGGTTGCTTTTGGGTCTCCATTGTAGAATTTTTCATTATTTTCCGCAATTGCTGCATCATACGACGCTTGAACGGTTGCGCGCTGCGCTTGAAGTTGAAGATGTGTCCTCATTGTTTCCATATTGTATACAGTTTAATATATTTATTACTTATTTTTCAATTTTTTTTTAAAAAAGCGTTAAAATAAAAACATTTATAATACAGAATTGTTAATGGTTGTCGTGTTGTCAAAGTTGGCGGCTTTTATTTCTTCGGTGGACTGTTCCTCCGCCTTTTCACCCTCTACCACACTTTTCGCCGGAGAAGAAACATTTGAACTCTCATTTTCTAAAGGTTTGGCCTTCAGATTAAAATCATTAATATCGTGCTTCTTTGCAACTTCTCTCTTGACATTCTGGAGTTGGAGTGCGTGTAAAGCAATGTGTGGCACAATTGCCGCATTATTCATATATGTTCTGTATCTGAAACAAGCAATACAAGTTTCCTTTTCAAATTGGATGCTATACCACCAGTAAGCTGGAATATTGATGGTTTTTCCCGGGGTTAATGTCACCTCAAGACACTTCATCTTGTCAAATTCTGCACTATATTGCGGTTGAACTTTCCAAGGGTTAACCGGAGATCTAAACTCAAAATTCTCATAATCTCTCACAGGATACAAGTATTTTGAGCTTTGTGGAGGAGCCAATTTAATAATAGCCTTTCCTTCTGTTATTAAAAAGAAATTGCGATAATTTATTTCGTATCTAAATGGTGTTTTTGTTCCATCTGAACCCATCATTATATCATAATTGCAATTGGAAACCATTGGAGGACGAATAAATTCGTCATTGTATTGCATGTGCTTAATAACTCCAGTCTCTTGTAAAAAATCAGAATTATTTTCAGAAAAATAGGAAGATGTTTTATCTTCATCAAACAGTCGTTTAGCAGAGTGCAACGGCAAAGGAATATAAATTTCACTGCTGTAGTCGGGATCATTTGCGTTTCTAATTTTGACTTCAAATGCGTGATAATTGTTTTGAATGTAAGACGAGTTGGCAGTTTGAATAATCTTATCATTTTCAAAATCAAAAATAACGGGTTGCCTTAAGTCGCATATTTCGTCCAATTTATCTTTAGATGCCATATCTAATTCGTAAACTTCTAAATCGTTGCTAGTCTTCAAATGAAACTGGATGTGTAGATAAATGAATAAGACTAGACAAAAAACAAAAAACGCAATAAATATTTTCAACATGATTAATAACTAATAAAAACAGACAATTAATTTTTATTATTTATACTCACTTTCAACCTTTAAAAAAGGTTGAGCCAAATTTTAGAAATAGGAGGGGTCGTAGGGTCTGGAAATCCGACGGATTTCTGATGACCTTGGTTCCCTACATTACTCAACCTTGGGTGCCAAGAAGAACATAACCGAACTATTGTTTCCTAAATCATACTTTATCTTCAAAGGCATATCGGCGCTGATTGACATTTCAATTTCTGAGGCCAGTTTTGTTGTAATACACATCTTATTAATATAATTTAGACTATATGAGATATCAATAATCTGGCCTTCCGAGATTGAAAACTCTGACAAATCATCTATGGGAATATTGACAAGCATCTCGCCGCAGTCGCCCTTGGAAATAAGGTCAATCTTTTCTTCGCTGCATTTAATGTCAATAACATCACCGAATGTTGCTAGTTGCGAAATAAGTTCATTCATCTTTTTTGCTTTAATAGAGAATTCAACATCATAATCAACGCTTGGAATTTCAAGCAAATCCGACTCCATATCAATTAGTGGAACCTTGAAATACTTGTTGAACTCTCCCTTTGCGTTGGTCAAGTCAATCTCAATAGAGTCCGCAGCTCCATCGTAATGAAGTGTTATAGAGTCTTGTTCCTGTGACATGGATAGAATATTATAAAGAATCTGTGAATTTAAACAAACATTCTTAAGGTCGTCGTCTTGAATCTCGTATTTGTCAAACCACACATTATAGATTCTTGCGTCAAATAAGCAGACGTGACTGCTATCCATACCCTGAATATAAGCATGGTCTTCCAAGAATATAATAGTTATAGAGGTAGACGCTGCCTTCAAAAGCTGAAACAGCGAAATGAAAATATCCTTTTTTGTCTTTTCCGTTATAGTAAGCAACATTGTCTTTATTTACAATTAAAAAATCTATTTAATATAGTTCAATTTTTTATGATAATTCCACTTTTATTCTTGGTTAGTAAAAATCTTTATCAAGGTAATCTTCCAATCTGTGTCAATTAGTGGACTGCATTCACTCAAAATATTTGCAAGCTCCGCAAAATAAATACTATTCATGAGTTCAGGCGCCTGATTCCACATGTCTCTGTGCCTAGGAGCAGTCGTTTTAATTGTAGTATCATTAAACTCAATAATTTTTTCTCTAAGAACAGTTTGGTCTTCAGGAATAATTTCCAGTAAACGTGGTATAACATCCTTAACATTTCTATATGATGACGACATATATGCAATTGTGCAATAATTAAAAGTATTTATTTTGAAATCAATTTTTTTATTCATCTTTCACCAATTTAATCTTTTGTTGTGTTCTCTTATCAATAAACGCGCTTATTACTGCAAACAAATTTGAAAAAATATATGGCGCATTGTAAATATAACACACTTTTAGCTTTTCTGGAAACATCGTTTTTAATATTTCCGACATTTGTTTTATAAAACCAAAATACTTTTCAATGTGAAGAAGTGTAGTTGAGCTCATATTTACATGAAAAACAAACAACTCTTGTGTTTTAAGAACATTTTGTATTACATAAATTATATGCTGAATAATAGCTTCATAGTTTTCTGGGCGCGATAAAAATTTAAAATATCTATAATCAAGAACAATATCATTATTTTTCAATTGGAAACACAAATTATTTAATAGGTGATTAAAAGATATTGTAATAATATTTTTTTTTGT